CCCGGGGCCAGCTAAGCTGGCCCCGGATACGCAACCTTGAACGCTGAAAATTAACATTACAAGGCGAACATTTTGCAGGTGTACCAACACCTACAGGCTCCCCAGGCCATTGGGGGGATGATGTTTAGGGAACATCATCCCAACGGGGGCACACTGAAAGTGTGCCCCCATCGGGAGATTCGTGTTAGAAATGATACGAATCTCCCACCAAAGGGTCATAAGACCCCCCCGATTAAATGATCGGGCCACCACAAAGTGGCGGTTGATGACCGGAAAATCACGTGCGAACCGCACATGTTGGAGCTGTTCTTGCTACCTGACACTTGGGTCTTCTCACTCTCGTGAAGGGATGGTAGCCTCTGTGCCACGTCACAGAGATGGATTACGGGTGCCCGTCGTCAAGCATAAAACGCTGACGGACAATGGGCATTGGATCTGCTGTAAACCAAGGGTCAGAGACTGATCTCAAAATCAGGATGGCACCTAATTTCTGAAGATCAACGCTGGCCCCAGGCCGGTTGTTATTTTGGAAATCATAAGGAATGAACAGTTTTTCATCATATGTTTGGATCGATCTAGTAACGACATCATATTCGTCAAAACTAGCATTGATCCCCCTCGACGGTACATGGTATACACCTTTTCTAAGGAAGTAGCCAGGTACACGCTTTGACCACATGAGAATGTCAGCTTCTGACATCTCACGCTTGGTTGATCTCGAGGCGTGGCGAACCCTGTAAACAGTACGGGTGAGCCAAGCAAGGGAATCGATCGACCCAACCCGAAACAAGGGACTAATTTGTGACTCGGCCATATAAACCGGGTCAAGTTCCAATGTTCGGGTCGGAAGGGGTTCATCCGGATGATCTTTAATGATCGTTGTATCGGATAACTCGGAGAAAGGTCCATGAAGGCGAAAGCCAATCTGAAAGTGAAATTCAGCCTTGCCAGATATGTCAAAGAGGTCTTCAACACTCTTCAGTTTCATAGACTTAATAGTTTTCCAAATCATCGTTTCAATCCACGTCTTCCAGGGGCAGTTGGGGATATTAGAATTCCACCGAAAACCACCTGTAACCTCATGGGGCTCTACACGTATACAATTAAAGAAATACGATGTTAGGCCTCCAAAACCATAAATGGGGCTCCGGAGATCAAAGGCTGGTGAATCAAGTACGAGATCCCCTTCAAGGGGTCTTAGTACTAGATCATGCCAGACGGTGGAATAACCGGATAAGCCCAGTATTTGGGTTACACCTGAAAGATTCAATGGTTTCTCGTCAACTTCGGACCATCTCAACTCGATAGCACCAAGGTCAGACAATCTCTTCATGACATCTTGCTCATCCTCGTAAATGGAGGTCTGAGACAAGGGTTGTTCAAAAGAGAGCTTGTGCTGACGGTACGACTCATAATCAAGATGATCACGATACCACGCTGCAGCATGTTTCTGGGCACTATTCATCTCAACGGGGCGGGTCGGTTCTAGACCGAAGCCCCCCAACTCACGACTGACAAACCAATTTAGCAATCCAGGAACCTTCTTGAGGTATGGATGCCAGGTCTTTAGCCAGATCGTGTTGAGACGATCCTTGTCATCAGATGTCGTTCCTGAAAGAAACTTCCTCTGCCAACTAGGAGCTGAGAGACAAAATTCACCAAAAGTGACAGATCTCGGGGGCCAAAGCACCGCGAGTGAAGGGTTGAGAACTTCAAGGAATCCATCATCAGAGGGAACAAACATTCGACTGTTCAATTGAATGAACTTCGTCGAACAAAAGTTCTTCCCAACAGATGGTTCAAGGCCAAAATGTTTAGCCCATAACTTCCAAGAAGTAATCTCTTCACGGTTTCCGACGAAACCGATATCGTCACCATTGATAAGAATGCCACAGTCATGTACTTTACGGGGTTTACCACTAAATTCCAAACTGGCTAGTGTCAAAGCGAGGTTCGCAATGCACAAGACAGGGAATGAGGTTGGGCTACCCATTAGCTGGCCCCAACTTTGTGGGGAACCAGTTTCGTGAAGCACATGTCCAGTCAAACTCCTCTTAAACAGCTCAAATTCTGAACTGCGGAGCTGGAGCTGGAGTGATAATTCGTCAACAATCCACTCAGAAACGCGCGGATCGAGGTTGTCAGTAGAACCCTTATAATCACCAGACACAAAAAACTGTCCGGGTGAAAGAACATGTGGAACAAAACTACTCAAAGCGTCTGCAATAAGTGTAGATCTGCCATCTCGTATTGACTCTCTTGTGAGTTGAAAGCATTCCGAATTCTGCAACATAGTGTGGACCATCTTCTGAATGAAAGATTGGACCCAACTAGATATAGCAGGACCCGCAGATATCATCCGAACCTTAAAGGGTTCGGCCAGAGCTGCAGGATCTACGGGAAGTGCACTCATGAGACCTTCTAGCCATAGGTCGATGGTTAGGCTTGGAAGAGCGCCCGCAAGGGACAGTTTCTCAACCTTAGCACCATCGTCTCCTGACGGTAGAACGAATTCATCTAAGTCAACACGATACCACATGGTATGGGGATTTTCAACAACCCAATACCACAATCGATAAAGGTAAACACCCAAGCCACCACCCTTCTTACGACTGGCCTCTAAACGAGCCTTAGTCGAGGGGATGGACATGGGGATTACTGGAAGACGTCTGGCGACCCTCTTTTTGTGGCCACCTTTCGTAACAGGACGGGTAGTCAACTCCGTCACAATATTCCTGATAGACTTTTTGACTAATATTGTCATCTTTCCATCAAGAGGTGTGCGTTGTCGACCTCCAAAAATTGCCTTCTTCCAATCCATTGTCGATGTTTCCAATTCGTGTTCTGATATGGCCGGCTGTCTTTTCTTAAGACCAGTCAGGGCGTTGAGGACTCGTAGTCCGTCAACAACCTTCTTAGTACTCATCTGATACCAGACATATGCGGCCCCACCCAGAAAGTGTTTTTGGGCGATCTCACCATTTACCACCATAAAAGGAGGTGGGGGTGGTCGCTCTCCAAACTCGTCCAACTTAATTGCTTGTAAATTAGCACAGAGATACTTCATCCGTTTTTCATAACGACCTCCGAAGAAGTCAAAAAGAAAACCCATGAAAGTACGTTGTAGCCAAGCAACAGACGCCATTTTTGGATCAACAATGAAACCAAGTGTTTCAAGCCAAACCAAAAGACTAGCGCAAGCATCAAAGCTATTTTGGACACACTGACTGATAAAATTTACCAGACCACGACCAACAAAGGGAGTTGCTTCTGCCACATTTTCTGCTGGCACTGACGGTGTTGTAAAAATTTCAACTATACCCGTCATAAGAACCTTAGTTGAGAGAGGATCCTTTCTCCGAACGAGAGAGGTACTCTTCTTCTTTTCAACTTTCTTGAAGCAACTCTTAACAACATTCCAAACCAATTGGGCATACATTCTCGTATCAATAACCTGACTTTCAGGGCTCGTTTTTAAGCGGACCTGAGAATCAACAGGAAATACGGTCACCAAGGGTATGTCTTCCCAGAGTGGATGGAGTCGCTTGATGAAAGAATCAACGGATGACACAATTTTATCTTTGTGTTGTTGATCCCTAAAGAAGACAGACTCATACTGGTTAAGGACTGTGTCAACAGCCAGGGCTAAATCACCCAGGACAGGACTATCATAAACCAGATCATTCCACATCTCGTAAACAACCAATGATGCCTCCTTTTCGAGGGAAGTTATCATATCGACCAATGTACGGGACTTTGCCAAAATGGACGGTGTAAGAACATCAAAGAACATCCCACATGCCTTTGATATCTCTGCACAATCCACGAACGATCCCAATCGTTCTAGCCAGACCGCACCCGGTAATTCTAGTTGTTTACCGTGTGTGACCTTGAAACCAACTTGAGTTTCAACACCAGGCTGGGTAGTCATCTTTCTTTCAGACAAAGTCTCTTTAGGGGGACTTGTCGTTGACTGCTGACTAGGCAGGGGGGTTCTGGCGGCTTTCCCGCGACGAGGGTCAGTTTTCTTCAGGACCTGACCCTTTCCACGAGTAGCTCCAGTGCTTGACTGGACCCCACGCTCTCCCTTACGCTTTTGAAATTTATTTTTCTGAGTCGGTAAGGTTGAGGTGAGAGGGGGTTACTAGCCCACAACTCACCTTACCGTGAATTAAGACCTCACGGAAAGGCCCACAACATTAATAGCAAAAGCCACTTTCTTGCAGACAGTGTGGCGGGGGGATCATAGGTTTACCTATGACCCCCACCAGGAGATCCCCAAATCTCCTATTTGCTAGTGGACCGCCGCTGTGATGGCGTCTATCGATAACCAACGCGATAGATGTCCGTTACGCCTTATTGGGAGGCGGGCCACAAACACGATCAGTCGGGGGGCTGATCGCTG